AAGCAGTGGTATCAACGCAGAGTACTTACCGCTTACATATTGAATTGACATCACATATGTACCAGTGGTCAACCCTGATATAGATCCTGAATAGTAATTTGGCGTTGGCGCGGCGGGGATAAATGTTAAGCTATGGGTTACACTTTGAGAAGCAGCATTAACTTTTATTGAGCTGACATTTGGGTTGTCAACTACGGAATTGTAAACAGAAAATTCCATTCCAACAGATCCTGTGAAAGAACTAAAGACAGGTAGTGGACACGCCAAGCTATAAGATATTGGACATGTTACGAAATCGTTGTATGGTGGAATATAAGATGCCCCATCTGCAGGTGAATTTGGTTCAGTAAGTCCGGTTGGAGCGAACGTCACAGAATTTACCTGCTTCAAAGTCAATACTATTTTTTTACCTGTGTTAGACATTATCTAGTATATTTTGAAATTATACCATCCGTATTCCAGGATCCACCGTTCCATTCAAATAATCCAGGAGCAGCTCCGAACAAAATATTATTCCCTCCATATCTTACCAAGTTATTGAATACTTGATTTGGGTAAATATAAGTTATTGCATGAGTTACCGGATCGATAGCATACGTTCTTTGAATCTGCGACCCGTCAGCAATACTGTTTAACAAATTACCAGATAAGAACAGATCACCAGTAATAGGATCCTGAACTACAGAAAAAGATGAATTACTCTTACCCTGAAGATTAGTAATTTTCTTCACAGCAGCGATAGTCTGATTTGAAGTGTTTATTATTATTATATTGTTTCCTCCAACATCACAAACATAAAAGAAACCATTCGTTTGATCGTAGAATGTAGATCTGAAATATGCGGTTCCAAATAGACCACAATATGCGCTTATATTTATAGTTCCATTCAATACAGTAAGAGTGGAGTTATACCTGGCTATATTTGGCGATGAATTAGCCTGATCTAAAACTACCCATATTTCACTGCCAACTTGGGTAAACGTAGAAGCTACTCCTATATAATTATTTCCAGATGGTATGGATGATACAGCTATTGTGCTCACCAAAGATAACGAACTTCTCGAGAATATACTAATTGCATTTGTGGGAGAATCGTAAGCATATATGTTATTACCGCACAGACTAAGAGACAACCTGTTGAATGCTCCGTTTGTACCATAAGAAAGTGTACTGATGGTGTTCGAAGCTATGTCTAGTACTTTCAAACCATTTGTATTTTCCCCACACGCATACAACCTTCTATATTGAGGATCCGCAAAACCATTGTATATGAGATCTGTTAAACCGGATATATGATTGAGCCCAGAATAAGAGCTGAAAGTATCCGGATTGAACCAATAGAAATTACCAGCTGTATCATCGGCGTCTATCCCGTAAAATCTATTCGAACCACTGTCGTAAAACAACGAAAATGGAGATGAAAGACTCGTTACCTGACCGGCTATAGTAAAGATTGAATCCTGTTCACAAGTAGAAGTATTTTCCACCCATATGTACTGAGGAGCAGCTGTCGTTGTGGTGGTTGTAGTGGTCGTCGTCGTAGTCGTGGTTGTAGTGGTCGTGGTTGTAGTGGTCGTGGTTGTTGGGTCGGCATTCACCACTGCAGTGATCTTGGCAGGATTACTGACGAGAGTTGATCCTGAACCATACGTCTCTGTGATGGTGTAATACGCATAATAGTATCCTGGGTATTGGGTATTTACGGTAACAGTTCCATCTCCGTTTACCGTGAAATATTGAGTTTGTCCACCAACTAACTGGATTGATTGTGTATTCAACTGTCCAGTTCTTGCCATATCATTACGATATAGATTTATGATTTTTGGGTTTGTACCAAAATAAAACACTCCTATATCCGGTCTCGCCAAAGGAGGTAAAGGAGTGAAGTCCTGGTAGTTCTGATTAGTAATAACACAAAGACCATGTTCATAAAATATGTTTCCGACAAATTCCTGAGAAGCACTATAATTGTAATTATATGTAACGTTAACTGATGCAGTATAAGAAGAGGTATAGTTTAATATTCCGGCGTTAGAGCTACTAAAAGATGCGGAATCTAGAGGGAAACCATTTATACTGATCACTGATTGACCTACGAAACTATTAACCGCACTACCAGTAAGTAACAGATCCAAAGATATATAGTTAAATGTAAATTCCGATAATGAGTTGGTAGCAGGAGTGCTAGCGGATACCGGGAACGGACCAAAGGTATTGGAATACGTATTTGTAAGAGTCTGAGGGAAAGCGGTTGATTGAAGGAAATCGGTACGGTTGAGTCCAATGCTGTATGAAGCAGGAGTCCCAGATGTGTTTGTCATGGTATAACCAAACTGATCACTAACGATGACCTCACTTATCTCTACGGTGTTCAACACACCAGATTGAGTAAACCCAGGAAGAGTGGCTACGAATGGCATCGGCGCACCCATTACCGTATAAGTGTATGTTTGGTTTACGTTACGACTTCCAGTGTAGTAATTATACAGATTACCATTACCGTCATCGGTTATGTAGTAATAAGACGATGATAATATGAATTGACCAGGATTAACTGCAGCGCCATATACCTTTTTAGGGATCGACAGAACACGTATGCCATTCCCAGACTGAGTTGGGAATTGAGCTACGAAATTGGGGTTATTTACGTAATCGCAGTAATAAGGTGCAGTTTGATTGTGGGCAAGAGACCCGGTGTAAAACTGAGGAATGCTTCCAGAGATGCTCTCTGTGTAAGACTGATAAAATAATTGATTGATCGAATCGTAGACTAATCTCTCATACTGTCCTTCGGTTATCGGATCATTATCATAATCAAATTTACTTCCCGTAATGTAGGTTCCCTTGTATACTCTTATATCATTACTCGATGATATATAGGTATTATACAAAAAGTTCCATGTTTTATTAGCGGTATATGGAACAAGTACAACATCAGACTGTTTTAATCTTTTGAAACCCGACATTAATTATCATTTAAAACGAAAGTTTTACGCTCAATAGTAACTCTTTTGTGAAGTCTTTAGGTTGAGCTTTACTCAACTTAGCCACAGCAAGGAGCTCATTGCTGGAGTTGTACAGTCCTATTGTTGTAGGAAAGGTCTGAGGATTATTTATCATGGTCGGAAACAGTAAATTACCATTAGAATCTATGATCGAAGGATTGGTAGTGTAATTATATTCCTGATTCTTCACCCTGGTAAAGAACCATGCGGCAGATATCGTTTCAGTACTCTGAAGAGCAAATCCTGCTCCAGCGTTTATGGCGCTGAATATTGCATTACAGTTCGTACTGTAATTGGCGCTGTAAGCCGTACTCGTTGTCTGATCGACAGTTATACCTATACCACCCTGATTAGCTGGAAGAGCCAGGGCCCTTGCATTGAGAATAAGTACAGAGATATTTGGGAAAAACATACCATAGCTACCACTTGCAGTCTGAACGTCTGTTCCGTTGTATGAAACGCCGTTTGATCCAGATACAATGGTATAATACTGATTTGATCCTATGAAATTGGTATCATTCGACTCGTTGCTATTATCGGTCAGTTTAATGGTAGTCCCACCAACGCTAAGATTCAAATTGAGAGTTCCAGGCTGAAGAGCCTCCTTATATCTGGATCTGGATATACTGATGACATAAAAGTCTCCAGACACGAAATTAGACCCACCAAATGTAAACTGAGCATTCTCGTCACCATAGATCAGGTTCTGGAATTGACCATAGAGAACCATCGTTGGAGTGTTCTGAGGAACCAGAGTATTGAACGGTGCAGATCCAGATCCCGATACGTTAGCGTAAGCGACAGAGAACTGAACCTCACTGCCGCTCTGATACGTAGGAAGATTATAAACATTGAGATAAGACAACCCGGTGACAGAGGTAGCCTGCGTTGATGACGTCGCGAATGTCTGCAGATTGGTGATATTACCGGTCCACAAAGGTGCCACCACCTCATCTGAAGAAATAGCTATGTCTGTAGGGTCGTAAGATGTAAAACTCATCTAATTATGAATTTAAAGTAATTGTTACAGGAATGGAGATTCTAGCACCGGAGTCTCTACCAACTACCACCAAGGTGGTGCTAATCGATGTAAGATTGTTGCCAAACAGGGTATTTACCGTAGTACCAACCAACGTGAATGACGTTCCTATTTGAGACAGTGACAAGCTAGTTCCTATGGCGTTGTTCAAAGTACCAACGTTCAGGCCGGAGGTGTCGATGCCTGTACCGGTAAATGTAGACAAGAGTCTCTGGTCCTCTATGGTAGCAACGTAGCCAGAAGGTTCGAACGTGGATACTGCGCCCAGGTAATTAAGGGTCTGAGGTGTGATCACCAGAGAAGCCCCCTGTTTCAAAGAGATAGTGGCATACCCGACATTCAGAACCGGGAGTTTAGACGTACCTCTTGGCAAGGTGACCAATTTATACTTCATGATCTGTGTTTCATCGGGGAATGCCTCTAAAATAGGCATATTTTGTATGGCTTCACCGTAAAAAGCAGAGCCGGATGGGTGATTTGGGTTGTAATTCGAATAATTTATCTCATCGTCGGCCAATGAAAATTGAGTAATTTGGAAAGACCCATCGTTCCTGGATAGGAGTTCTCTCCCTTTTTTGGTGAGTATCGCATCTATCGTAACTATTGTGCCATCGAGGTACGCCATGTTATATTTTTTTATTCTTAAATGTTAGTAATCTCTTCTCTTTAATTAGTCTAGCAGCCTCTTCTCCAAAGATCTCCACATGAGTTCGACCTTTGCGCCTTTGCCTCATCTTCTCTCTCGTTTCAACACTAGGATGTTTACCGAGATTTGGCTTAGTACTGTTTTTACGGGATTTATCCTTTATCTCGTTTGCCCTATCTTCACCATACATCTCTTCCATCGTCTTACCTTTACGATTCCTAGCGGCAGCATTCTCACTCATCTTCTTCTTGGTATCTTCGGAATGTTTACGACCTCTTTGGGCTTCGGACATCTTTTTACGAGAGTCATCGCTCATCACCATACCTACATGTCCCTCGGCTGTCTTTCTCACTGATTCGGGGTCTTTCTTACGACCAATTTGCCATTCAGACATCTTTTTACGTGTCTCCTCGGAGTGTCTGCCATTAAGCCCACCATATTGACAGTTAAGTCCTTCAGATACAGAGTTGTAAAAAGCTATCCAATGTATCTCCCGCTCGTTCAATTTATCTTCCGGACACTCTTCAATGATCTCGAAAATGTGTTGCTCCCATCCATATTTGACCAATGATCGGTGTATTTTGGGTTGATGTTTGGTATGTCCGTTCTTATACGCAGACAATCTACAGTCTATATCGACAGACTGGCCTATGTAAACCTTCCCGGAAGGGCTCGTTATCTTATAAATACCTATCATTGTGTATATAAATAGCAGCTATTTACTGGTTTAATCCGGCAATCTGTTGACTTATCTCCGTGGCGATATTGGCAACCTGATTCTTCAGGTCCAAATCTATGTCATATGGGAGAAGTAAAGCTTGTGACGTCTCTCCGGCATTCTTCCTAAAGTTCAGGATCACAGATGTCTCGTCAGGAAGTCTCCTGAAGATCACAAAATTAGACGACACGTTACCTACAATGTTCACTGGCTTGTCTAAGACCAGTTCCAGATCACTGTATACAGTAACACCGTCACTTCCCGTAACCGGAGCAATGACCTGATTTACCCTGTAATAAGTAGGATTAATGTTATAATAAGATGAAAGCCTGACCACATCGCCGACCTGAAATGTAAATGGATAATCTATAGGAGAGTATAACAATGACGTAGATGAAGATATCTGTGCCTGATTGAATATAACATTGCCATAAAGAAGGGACGCTTCATCTGTAAAAACTAAGACATTCGATCCGGAAGTAGATACGCTGAACAATGAGCTATCGGTATAATTTCCCTGAGAGGTTACGATGGTTGCATCGTTAACAGTGTCTGTCATTGTCACAGATCCGGCTGCTATACTTTGGTAAATGGGAGTGTTGAACCTATTCTTGAATGACATCTTAACATATGACGTACCATACGCCAAGAAATGGTTAAGAACTATTACGAAGAAACTTACTCTAACATAATCTCCTGCGTTAAGTGAGACATTCTGGTTAATAGTACAAAGTGCTTTCAACGGGAAGTCATTGCTTCCTCCGTTGTAACTGTTACCAGATCCATTATCAATTTGCATCAGACTCCTGTCCGGTGACCACCCGTATTGCGCTCCTGAATAATAAGGTTCTTCCACATAACCAAACGTAGATGAAGCAAGATATTGCCAAGGTCCTTCACCATTAGATCCAGAATTCCTTTCGAGTACTGCAACCGTTTTAAGAATAACAGATCCTATTTGATTATCGTCTACGCTTATATTAAAGGGGATATTAACATTGAAGTTGTATGTTGATGTTCTTGCTACCTGTATAGCGTATGACCCATCGTTCAACTGAACATACTTTGTTGACGGATCATTTGTGTTTACCTGGTCATTAAAGTTTAAATACTGGTTATTGATCTGGTAGACCATCTGCAAAGACTGTGCTATTATAGGTGTCGTAAACGGATAACCACCGTTAAATCCTTGTTCAAGTACAACAGAAGATGCTTCTGTTAATATAGGAATATTCGCATAAGGCCAATTGGTAAAAGGCGTGTAATTTGGCAGAGAGAAGACTCCAGATGTTAAAACATTTTGACCATAAGTCAAGGTATATCCACCGAGACTAGTATCAACATCTGGAACATCATTTACCCCACTTGTCTTTGTATTGTACTGTAATATCTGTTGTTGAGTGGCAGTTAAACTTACACTTTGACTGGTGATAATTGGGGTTAGATAATCGAAATGAAGGAGTTCTGAAGCTTCACTGTATACAATAGGCCAGTAACTGAACCCACCTTCGAAAATGTTTTGATCACCATCTAGCGTAGTTTGGTTAGAAGGACTGATAAGATCAGACAGGGATACTATGGCGGTCGTGAACGATTTGAATGTGTTTTGAACCTCAAATACATTATAATTATGTCTCGACAACTCTGTTCTGGAACCGGATGCGTCAACCAGGTACTTGAGTATCACCGATGTCTTATCGTAAAAATTAAGAGAACTAGAGTTGATACTCTTTACCCAACCAAACTTAGTACTATTAGAACTTATGGCTGCAGTTTTACCATAAGAACTATCGCCCTTCCAAATCAACGTAGATCCAGAATATGACTGGGATGTGTAGAAATTATACGTCTTAGACGTGCTCTTGCTACCAAGATACCTCGGCTCGATTTGTCTGTGTAAAGAGTAATAATAGTCCTGGAGACCGGTTTGCACCAGTAATTTACCGTTCAAGTCTATCTTCTTACGGATAGAAGAAGTTACGTTGTGCGACACCTCATATCTTAGAGCATCATACTGACTACCTTTGAACGTCGGAACATTGTCATTACCGTAGATAGCGTATTTATTCTTGTTATTGTGTAAAAAATCCTGGTATATATCGATTATCGATCCAGACAACTGACCGGTGTAAAAATCAGAACCATCGCCGTATCCACTGTGATATGGTTGATCGTCTACGATACATACTTGACCTACTGATGATGTATAAGAGGTGTCTGTGATGTATGGTTCATGTCTTTTTACCTTAGATCTCTCGATTATAGTAGGTTTGATTGTGATACCTGTAGAAAGGTTTGCCCTACCTGCAACGAAGTCACCAAACATCTTGAACAGAGAGTTACCAAAGTTCTGTATAAGCTGAATATAGTCCTTGTAATCGTATTTTGCGAAGTATTTTTGATAATATATCGCTTTCAAATTATCTAAGTCTGGATACGTAACATTTGAATCCAAAGAAGGATCACCTATGTAATCATCTATGATGAACCCAGTTCCAATTGATGATGCTATATCTTCATTTATCTCATTTTGAGGAGAAAATGAAGCGTCTATGAAATGCAAATCTTTTGTAAGGGGAAACGCTAAAGGTTGTTCAAGTCTCACCTGAGAAGATAAAACTGATCCAGAAATGTTAACGTCTTGAAGTCTTATTTTATTTGACACCATAGACGAATATCCCACAACAGGCACACTTCCGTAGTATGTTTCGATGTTTGGAAGATAGTTTATTCCGTTAGGGAAATTAACAAAAGAAGCAGATGGATATACGGCTAACTGATTAGGTTGTATAGATTGAACCGATCCAGTTAAAGTATGATTATAAGTTTGTAAATCATTTCCAAGGGCGAATCTACCCGCCAGGTAATTATAGAACGATCCGGAGTCGTTTCCCTGAATTGATTCAGGATTTAACACATGATAGTTAAACGCAGACTGATTCAAAGGAATCGCCCAAATCCTCAATTCCTGTAGTAAACCACAGAATTTATTGGTATAACCACCAACATACAACTCAGCTGCGGTGTTCCATGATTGGTTGTAAGAAGAACTATATGATTGACTAACAAATAGACTAGATGATGCTTGGTGACCAATTTGTCCAAACACTTCATTCTTCACAAATAGGTCATAATACTGATCACCGTTGTTACTACCGGTAGATCCAAACTCAGCCACGTTAATCAGGCTAAGATCATTGTTTATAATAAATGCAGTGTCATAGTCAATCAAATCATTCTCCAGAGAAAACGACTGATTTCTACGACGAAGCATCAGATTCCACCAGTAATAATCACCATCTGATCCGGTTGCGAATATGGGAAGAGAAACTGGTGAAGAATAAGCGTAACTAGAGCTCCCGTTAATAGCAAGTATTATGTTTCCCCATGTAACACCGTTGGATTGCGATGATTGAACGTGTATTGAAATGTAAGGATTGCTAGCACCATCCCCTATTTCGAGGAGAGATTGAGTTGCATAGTAACAAGAAGAAGTTGGCTTGAATCTGAACTCTACAGTGGATGGAAAAGATGTCTGACCTAGACCATTGTAGTTGTTTATGTTTAAAGTATTCCAGTTCGTTACAACAGATCCAGAACCTTTCGTGTTAAGTGCATAACTGAACCTATCATATGCGTAAGGAACAGATCCAGATGTCTTGTTAAGACCACCAAATTCACTAAATCTCATGATAGTTGATGGTACTCCGTACAAATTCGACAGCGCCCTAAGACTATTATCGGTTCCCTTTGTCTTCAGTATGTATGGGACGTTATGATAAACGCGTTTAAAAATTTCCTTAACTTGATCCTGGCCCGATATTGACTGGGATTGTGCCGCAATGAGAGTTTGAAAAGAGCTTGTAGCTGGAAGGTATGATCCTGATAATGTCTGTCCAAGAAAATAACTATATAAATCCTGCCCACTGTTATCGTTATACAATTTAACTCCAAGTGATTCGAGCGCATAATATACTAAATCTTTAGAAATACCGTAATCGAACGAATTATTGGCCTTGTAAATGTCACCAGCTGCCTTTATGTAGACCCAGATGCTATCAAAATGTTGACCAATCATCTCTATGAATAATTGGTAATTGTTGTTAGCAGGATCCAATAAAACAAACTCTGGTATAGAGTGAATAAGATTGTCTGGATTAGTACTATCATACATCGAAGCAGTCAATAGCTGACCACCATATAATGATGAAAAACTATTGTCTGAACCAAGCCAGGTAGTAACTATTGAAGATGTTGAGGGGTATAATGAATATGGAATAGTAGATCCACTCTTTGGCCAAGAATCGGATGAAGATACGGAATATAAGTAGTTTTCGTATCCATCAAAATTTTGGATAAGATTATTAATATTATTCTGTACAACAGATATACTATTTGAAACGGCAAAAGACGAAGAAAGGGACTGTAAAGTTCCAATCTGCATGTTAAATGATTCCAGATTCTGAACCTTAGTAAAGAAGTTAATCAACCTTTGTTGTGCAGAAGAATAATGAATAAAATTAGAATAATCAGAATAATCAATATTTAATTGAATACCCTTTTCACTCATCATTTGTATCAATTGTTGGTATGATGCCAGAGAATTGTTTCCGACTAACTCAGTATAATTTGTATACTTAGAAGGAGGAATCTGACGAGAATCTAACTCAATGTCGAAGTTAGGCCCTCTGAGCATCGGAACACTTTCAACTACCGCATCTGGAAAAAGATCTACTTCAAAAGCAAATGGATCAGATAATTCTTCTACCAACCACAGAGGTGTGTTTATCCCGATGGAAATCGGAAGAGCCTCGTAAAGTTTCACCAGTACCGAATATGGAACAGAATTCTGGTCAAGAGAAATATTAACTGCTAAGGCGAAACTATTGTTCCCAAAGTCTAAAAGAAAGTCTTTATAATAAGGAGATGATTGAATGTCGGAAATAAACGAAATGACCCCACTCTCGAGATTTGCATTGGATATTGTGTTCGACGTTAGTCTTATTTCCGTTCTGTCGGAAGAGATCTGATTGATGAAAAAAGCAGCTGAAGCCGAAGCATTCACCCTTGGACGAAGAATATTATACTGGACATTAAATGTACCATTGACGTACCCAAGAGCTTGTATGTCGAGATCCGGATTGAATGATAAGTTGGAAGTAAGAGATCCAGTATTGTTTATAGTTCCTGGTACAGAATAACCTGTAAAGTTGTAATTGGACTGAAGAAGAGTTCCATCCGGTGAATACACATGGAGTTCAACATAATCTCCAGGTTGACCAAAAGATCTTACAAAATTCTTAGAAGACATCAAAGACACATCCGCCGAAGAATAATCTTCAAGAGAGACAATCGGTGATATATTGGTAATATTACTGCCCATTAAAGTGTAGTGATGGCAGAGCTACCTGTGCCATAAGAAAGTGTGAATAATTGGTTCTGAAGAGATACGTTTTGAGTACGGAGTTCCATGATCTCTGTAATAAGATCGTTGTAGCTAATACCGATATAAGCGCTAGATCTGTTAACAAGGTCAAGATGACTCATACCAGATGATCCTGAATACGATCCTGAAACAGGTATGTCATAGAACAGATTGTTGTACCCATTGAAGAATCCAGTAACATCAAGAGGTGGGGTTACAGAGACAACCGGAGGTGTAACAGAAAGCTCTGTAAACTGCGTATCAACCACATTGGTGTAAGTATTCTTCCCGAATACAGTTCTTTGAATTTTTACAATCTCTTGCATTAACGATTAACTTTAAAATAATAATCATTGTCGAATATCATCGATTGACCTTGGTAATCCACCCTTATTTCAATACGATAATACCTCTCAGGTTCCATTCCGTTCATGTATAGAGTAAAGAAACTTCCATTCTGATCTGTACTGATCTTAGTGAAATTTGTATCAAAATCAAATATGATATTGCCGGTATCATAGTCTCTCAATCTCCAGTACGAAGTTGCTGGTAAGTACTCTCCAACAGTGTAAATCGAAGATGTGACAAAAGAACGAACAGGATATTGCTCCCTTACGTTTATATTGAAACGTTGAACAGCTTCAGGATCATAAGACCCTTGATTGTTACCAACAGTAACCACTACATTAGATGATTGTATTGGTGTCATACTAGATGTATTCGGAGTATAAACCGAATCATCCCAAGCCAAATCTAAAGATGGTGGATATATGGTATTCGTCTCTGCAGAGAAATATTGAAGAGTGTATAAATACGATGCATCAAATTCATCATTATAGTTGTTCACAAGAACAAATCCATCATTCTCTATAGCAGGTTCCACAAAAAATTGAACTGCCTGTGTTACATCTATATTCAAATCCAAATTTGAATTATTTTGGAAAGATTGTGATGTATGTAAAGTTGAACTAGACCACCACTGACCACCCCCAGGATTTGCAGCAAAATAAGATCCAGTTGAGCCACCAGAAAACGTAACTGGCCATGGACTATTATTTGCAGTTTGATATACCCAAGATACACCGTCAGTAACCATTGGAACGTCATCCAGTCTACCAGTTCCAACATCCCAAGCTCCTTCTACGGCAAAACAGTCAATGGTAAAATCGGCTGGTATTGCACTAGCATCTGCTAGATATAACTTTAAGCTAGCCGAATACGAAGAAGATACGATGTAATTTGAAACTACATAATTTATATCAGTATTGGAAAATTTTATCAAACCTCTTCCAACAGCACTGTAACTGGGATAAGTTAAGGATTGATTCTTGGAAAGATCTATTATCTCAGAAAGTCCTGTGTTCATGGTGTTGAACTCAGAAACCATTGTAGCGGTCTTTTCTGGGAAGATTTTATATACGGCCATTATGCTGAATAGTTAAATGAGTTTGTACGTTCAAGCCAATTACCAAGGAACTCCTGGTCTTGCGAATGTGCGGCAACTACAGCGTGATAAAAATCTATCCTCTCCTGCTTCATAGAAGTTAAAGAAAGAAGGTCCGTCAGCAGAATTTATAGCAGCAAGAGTATGAGGACCCATCTTACCATCTACAGTCCAGGTTGAGTATCTTTTGAGCATGTTTGACTGGAGTGCTCATGCCGCTGTTAACTCCCCAATCAGCCATGAAATTTGCGATCGACTGATTGGTGATCTGATCTCCTAGGATAGTATCCCACTGAGAACTCTTGTAGAATGCCAGTACCTTACTCTGCAGGACGATATCTAATTTAAGATTACCAACAAAATTAGGTTTACCTTTGTAAGAGTCAATAATTGGCCAACCTGACCATGCGGGGTAGTTGTTGCGACTAATTCCTTGCCAGGTTTCTCCGCCACTGTCGTTGGCGGCATCAGAATAATATCCCTCTTGTTTGAGAAGGATCGGCCAGAATAATGTAAAGTTTGCCATAGGTATAAGATTTAGTACTTGACGACGCGCCCATATATATCCGTGTCTGGAAATCTAACTTCAAAGATCATCGGGTCAACACTCGAAGGATAGATTACTCCCTGTCTTGTCGCTCCAGTGATATCATATCCATAAGGAGAATAGTCCTGGGCTGTACCTGTGATGTTAGTAATGTTTATGTCAATAATAGTTTCAACGCCCTTCACCTGAGCCAATGTGGAAAATAAATCCGATATTACTATAGGTTGATTTATCTGCCAGTTATCTATGTCAAAGTAGTCTTGTAATGCAGCAATACAGTTGGCAAGAATTTCATTGGCGTTATACGAAGGAAGAACAACGATATCAAAGTTTACCCCGATGTTTACATAAAACGCATCCTTTATGGTTATCGCGTCTGTCTTCATTCTGTATTCACTCAGGTATGTGACAAGATTCGTTTTAAGTGCCAGGTTAGCCGGTGTAAGATTCTTGTTGTTATCAAACGCCAACACATACATGCTTAGGGCAAACGGATTGCTATTTACCAGGTCAGTAGACTGATTGAGTATCTGATCCTGCACAACGTACACCTTAGCCAGGGTTCCAAGTTGAGAAGGAAGACTCATAGCTCTGATGGCGTAGTCATCAAGTGTAACACACCTAAGCTGAGTTGGGAAGGACGCCTGGGTTAGGGTGCGAAGTTGATTTACCGTATCACCATCCCCACCACCCTGAGATCCAGTTGGATTATTGAAAGCCACAGACTGTATCACCGTTGTCAACATACTCTGGTTGAGACTAGATATGTTTGGGCGTTGCTGGAACAGGATTCATCGACGTGATGTTAGTAACATCATTTGATGGAACGTTCGTTGAAACGCCACCTCCGACAAGGTAATTGAAAGTTATTGTGGTATTAGAAGGGGCTAAGCCGTAGTCCTGCGTGTATAGGAAGTTAGACGGATCATAAGCTAGGTTGATCTTATTGATACCGTCAGATAGACCCAGACCAACATTATTGGGGTTAGGAACGACCACTTCATCGGGAACAGACAGCGTACCAGGACCAAATTCGATGTCCATTGTATCAGTTGACGTAAATCTGGTAACAAAACGTCTTGGAACCTTGATAAGCTGTAAAATATAAGGAACTTGAGAGCCATATTGAACAGTGTTCGGACTGTTGAGAAAGGTGTTGGAGACCTCACTGAAGATGGTTGATTGCGCCAAATAAGGCACCTCGTACCACATATTTCCATTAGAATCGACGGCACTGGTGATCTGTATAATGTTCGTATCAGTAATCGTGATGTTTTGGAACTTCTGAGGCTGTCCAAAGGCAAATTGAACACTCTTTACTGTACCAGCAATGGCATTCACCGACTTCTGTAGCAAGAAATACTGAACTGCTCCAGTGGTCTGATTTATCTGGTAAGCTGTTACATTCGTGGTATCTGCAGACGACGAAAAGGAAAAGTCAACGGGGTTTTGAGTAATGAAACTGGTATTAGGAGACGATACAGAGTTTATCGTGGTTCCCTTGTCTATAACGAGAGAATAAGAGAAATCAGGATTACCATTACCATCATTTGGTACAATTTGGTAAACATTTAAATCTACTGTAGCTGTAGCCGTTACCTTGGGTCTATATCCCAAGGCATATGCCAATGCCAGTAAATTCTCTTTCTCCTGAGCGTATATAAGGAAAGCTTCCTGTAACTGATTGTCTTGATAAAAAGATAAAACGTCACCAACATAAGACGCCATCTCAATGAACATAGTACCAGGATCCGCATCGGTAAAGTCGTTAAACGTGTTAGGAAAATACGTCTGCGCGAAATTCATCAATGCCTGTTTAAAACTGGCGAAATCTCTATTGAGATATTTTATATCACGCTGTTGAAGGTTAGGCATTGAACTGAATGTTTATATTGTCTTGTTGGTTATTAACACTGTAAGTAAGGGAAATACTGACTTGATTGGCGTCTGGGTTGATGTTTACATCCAGTTCAACTACGTTTACTTGAGGGAAATATATACCTAGCTGATCTGATATATAACTCTGAAGCTGATCGAACTCAGGAGTCTGTTCAAAAATAAAAGAACGAAGATCACCACCGAAATTAGGGTTCATAACCCTCTCTCCCTTACCTGTAAGAAAGTAATTCAAAAGGTTGCTCTTAGTCTGATCCTTAGTAGTATAATTAGAATTGAATACTGGAGTACCATTAAATGGCAATGCCAAACCAACAGCCACATTTGGTTGTGTGTCTATCACATTAACCTGTATCTGTTGTCTCAGTCTTCTCATTTACCAAATCTCTTTTTTGCGATATCCCTAAAATCAAAATCAGGAACACTCATGTTCTTAGGACTTTCTTCGTAATCTTCCATTGGTGGCATATATTTAGGAGCAGCTGGTGCTTCATACTGAATTTCTTGCTCACCTTGTTTGAAAGCTCGAATATCGTCCTGGCTGATGCCTCCTCTACGTGTTTCCTCAAGGATGTTCATCAGAGGGTTCTTTGCAATTGTTGGTATGGTGTCCGATGCCTTTACTCCCCCGGAACCTTCGACAAACGTTGTAGATGCTCCAGTCATTCTCTTGTACTCTCCTATACCACCGTACATTTCATAAAGACTCTGCATGACGTCTTCAGATGGTCCTTCTTCCTCCTGCTCGTATCTTTCTTCCACTCGCGGTTTATTGTCATATCTTTTACCCTCAATTATTCTTCCAGTAACGGGAGCCGCTTTTTGGACTGCTTTAGGAGCTTGTCTGGATTCCAGGATACTCTTTGCCACAAGTTTCTTTATCTCCAGAAGATCCTTTTTATAGGCGTGTTGGAGTTCTTCTTTTATTACTTCTCGGACACATCCCTTGATCATGTCCTTAAATAACGCTAGTTCTGTACTTGTCATATAGATAAATATTTAAGTTTAAGCATTTATAATTGCCTTGAGTTCATTTATTAAGTCATCCGAAGATGATATGAAACTTGGCGCCGTCTGTGCCGCTAACTGTCCTGAGACAGAATCAACAGCCTTTCCTACCAGTTGACCGTTTGCTTGTTTGGTCACAGTAAGTGTGTATGTTTTACCATCTCCAGGAGCATAAGACTGAGCATTACCGGGAGCAGGAGTAACATTGACTATAGCCTGCGTCGGAGTGATATTGTTGCCGACATTAGCGTTATCCTGGATGTTTAGGGTAACCTGCATGTCGTTGAATTTAGCCGTCATCTGACTTAATTGACTACTACTCTGACTTAATTGCTGGGTTATAATAGATAAATATGAGGTAAGCATGTCCTTTAGGAACACCACCTTAATAGCCTGTTTAAACACTGTGTATGCCGTTGCTGCAGCTGGATTAACTGCTATGAGCGACTCCATGACCGTTAGAGCAGTCAAAAGGACGCTAATGGTGTTCGTAATGGTGCTAAGCGTCCCAATTGTCTTCTGTAGCACCCCTAAGGTGCTGTTTATCGAGTTAACTTGGGATTGTATCGCCGACTGTTCAGCCTGTCCCTGAGCCTTGTTTTGATTGGTGACACTTACCACAATCTTGTTGCCGACGACCTGGACGGTGCTATTTTTGTTCAAATAGGAGTTCAAAGTGGTCTGTAGATCAGAAATTTTCTTATCAGCCAGGTTAGAAGTGGTGGCTATGCTACTGAGGGTTCTCGTGAGTACCGTTTTGACCGGGTCCTGTATGGCAGATGCTGCAGTGGGAGAGGTTATGTTATTGGTAAATGACTTAGTGTTACTGATAGTAAGTGAGCTTATAGACGTTGCACTTGCAGCAATGGTGTTGCTTATGCTCACGGCATTACCCATTGATATAGAAGCGCTATTGAATGTATTACTTGCCATTATGCTGTGAAGGACACTTTCGATTTGATGTTAACGATCTGATCCTGAATATTGGCTATGGCACCCTGTAGCTTGACACCTGCGGCATTGACAGTTGGCTCTCCGACTGTACCGACACCGATACCAGTGGCAGTGGATAGACTTGTAGCCAGATCGTTTAATGCGTTCATCAGCGAGGTTAAAAGATTACCAAGTGTATCTCCTTTGGGTAACGGTTCAACGTTACCGGTGCCCATTTGAATCTTAGCAGCATTGATCACGAAAAAGTTCTTTGCTGGAGTCTGATTGCCTGAAGGACCTATGTTTATGTGCATAGCCCCGTTCATGTTTATGGATACGTCGTTATTGGATGAAAGAATGATATTATCAGCCTTGGAGTTGAATATAAGCCTGTCAGAGGTCAAGATGATCTGATTGGAGTTATATTGTCGTATGGGTATAAAATTGGGCATTAATATTTGGCTAGGATCTGTTGGTAATAAGCGTAAAGTGTGGCAAAAGAATATTTTCCGGCCTGTTTATAAAGACCTTTTGGATCATTCGTTACCGGTAAAGATGACCATTGATTAGCCAGCATATTGATCACCATATTGAAGGCGTTCTGATCTGTATCGATCTTAGATATGAGAATAGATGGAACACTGGCACTGTTTAGTATATTCTTCCAACAAGCGTAGTCCTGGTTGAATTTAGTCATCGTTGTACCCGCTCCCATGACTAAGTTCCACGTGTTTATCACGAATTGATATCTACCAGAAGCGGTGGATGGTTTAGGATATTCGGTCTTGATGGCTATGTTTGGATGTGGGGGAGCAGATGTGTATGACGTGAATCCTGGGATAAGAGTACCTCCGATCATAATATCATACCCATTGAAATGACCTTGGCCAATAGTTCCTTCGGTTATAGATATGAGATCTAGTAGGGCCTTTCCGTTCTTCGTGATTGAAGGGACACTACTCACCGTACCAGCATAATTCGAAATAGCATTGTTCGTGCTAAGAGACAACTTTGGTCCCTTAACAAGTGAGGAGTTGGTGGTTGATGATGAATTAGTCCCAGGAGTAAAGACATAAGAACTATCATAGTTGTTCAATAAAGTTCCCTGAGTGAGCGGAACCGGGATATCGATGCCTATCTGAACGTAGTTAAGGTCATCCTCGTTGTCCGGAATAGCGTCTGTGTCATTTGACGGGACATCAGTGTCACCGTCCAGAGAACTGGGGCTTACGGGCAGAATCGGGGTCTCAGTGGGTGTAAAGGTGCTATCGTCGGCCAAAGATGACCCTGTAGGCTGTGTTTTGGCTGCGGATACGATCACTTGACTCGAAACAGCACTGTTATTGTTGGTTATCCCGTATGTATCGAAGTTATCACAGGCCAATACGAGCTCTATAGACTGACTAGAAAGAAAGTAGACAGAAGACCCATCCTTATTAATATCTTCGAAAACTGAGGGGATATTGGCTCCAGGAGACGTTTTAGCGGCTCCATTACGGATAATAGTAATGGGAGAGCCCACCGGGCCACTCCAAAGGGTGTTTTGGGAGATGTCTGACGATGGAGACCCTCCAAATCTGATGGAATTACCGAATCTCCCCTCCACCTTGTGATCACCCTCCAGGGGCGTAAGTTGTTTTACACCTTGCTCCGTGAAGTAACTACCGAGACGAAGAGTATCATCCTTTACGATTGTGTCGGTGCCATTAGTGTTATTATTGATCCCGGTTGAGGCGTTATTGTAGCTGGATAGCTTGTTGTTGGAGGGAACCAGTGAAGCAAGTGTATTATCGTCTGGGGCTGCGTTGTGCTCCACGGCCCCATAGATGGAGATAGGATTACCATAGTAATAGGATTTAGCGAACTGAGTGTTGACATTCTGCACACCAATGCTTGGAGCCGGTGTCAAGGTTACGATCTCGTTGATAAGGGGAGTCCTGATAGATGGATCATGTTTGTAGGCGATCAGGTAGGTCTGCGTCTTATCACCACTAGTCCTATCCACGGATACATCCACCACTGGTTCGAACTGGATACTCTCCAAGGTATTGGTAGTATTGAATAAAGGATCACTTGGACTGAGGCAAATAGCGACTACCCTCCCATGTAAAACACCAGAACCCTCTTGACGAAAGGGCTCCTGGGTGTCTACTGTTTGGATAATGGCTTTGGTTCCTTCGGATATGGATATTTCTTTAGACAACTTTAAACGTTCCTTCTTTTTTAAGCGCTTCGGCTTGAGCAGTCAGGTAGTTCTTCTCTTCATCCGTCAGAGAATCGTCCCCCGTTTCCTTCGCTCTATCGGACGCTTTGGCTATAATGGCTACTAGTTTGATCAAATGTTCGTCACTTTTAACGAGGATATCTGAATACTGACCGAGAAGCGGTCCGATTTGAACCGCGTCACCTATAGTTTTGATGTAAGCCTTGATGTCATCGATGGTAGAGTAAAGCATTTTCTGCTTCTTATTGGTGTTGTCGTATATCTCTTTCATGAGACTTGCTACACTTTTTGTCCCAAATACCATCTGTTCATTGAAATCTGGCATAATTATATAGATTTTATATAAATATGTCTACACATCGATATCTCCGTCCAAGTAGTACTGATTCATGAGTTTGACGTACAACTCCTTGAGAACCTTGATGACCTTGGTGATCTGTGGAGCCGTGTTACCGGTGATTTCTTTTACATACAGGTAGAACGCCTGCTTGTTCATCACATCAATACTTTCTGCCCGTTGAAAGAGCTGAATGACAGCATTAACGGTATTCTGATCGATTTCTTTGGAAAAATACTTACCTTTGTTAGCTTCGACGTATTGGAGATACTTCTCCAGGAAGTACATACTATCGTCCTTAACCCCTTCATTTATGAGACTAACAAAGACAGTTTTGTCCTCATCAACCTCCTCAAGAGATCCTTTCTTCTTGATCTTCTTGTAGATGGTGTTGTTGTAATTGATGAGATACCGCTTGGTGATGGTGCCGAAGTAGGAGTAGGCTTTACCACGGTCTTTCTTGTAGAACTGCAGCTTCTGCAGGAGGAAGGTGATCACTTCGTGCTTCAAGGCCTCTACATCATTATCCAGGTCGTTATAGTAGAACTTGAAAGTGTGGATGATGTTTTCAGCCAGTTTGTAGAAGCTGTTGTGGATCTTTTCGTTGTAGATCTTGTTTCGGAATACCTGATCTTCAGATGCAACGTAGTCGAGAATAGCGTTCTCGGTGTCCTCGGTAAAATAGTTTCTCTGCTGTTTGGGTTTTCTCTTTCTCAGTTTGCCTGACTTCGTGTATAGTGTCAGGTCCAACGGTGTTTTCGATTTGGTCATGCCATAGAATATAAAAATTAACTAATGACATAACCTATTCCTGAAACTATTTTAGAGGCTTAGCTGGTTGCTTTGGAAGTTCGTCTGGTGGAAGTTTGGAGGTGTGATCGAATGAATTAAGCAGAATCTGCAAATCTTGAACCATCTTGAAGAAGTATCCTATCTCGTCATCGGAACTGAACGATCCTTTACGATCAATCTGTTTCAACTTCATGTCCGAGAACTTTATGGCTTCCATCAGTTGAGTGTAATACCTTTGGTAGTCAACCATGATCTTTTCATAATCCTCGATCAACTGCTCATAAGCTTCCACCTTCTTCAGGAGATTGCGCAGAGCAAAACCCATTAATCCACAAATTAAAATGATTCCTAAGACGATGTAATACACGGACTATGATTTTAACAGGTGAGCATATTTACCCTTGGCCTTAGAGGTTTCACGGGTCATCATTGCTTTAGAAGGAGATACAGGTTCAGGAATGGCTGTGAACGTTGATGCTGTCTTGGGCGCCTCTTGCTTAACATGAGCCAGATCATACTCGATCCTGGTAGCTGTAAGATCGGCTTGATGAACAATGAAGGGAAGATGCGTACGCAGACGATAATCATCGTTGTATGAGATGTAATACGATTTGGCGGCATCTTCATACAGACCATCGTGTAGGTGAATGCCCAACCACTCCTTCTCAGTAAGAGTGACACCAATGCTCTGGAGCAGGAAGACAGTGCGGTCAGATGTCTTCATGAAGTTGAGAGCACCATTGTGCTTATATAGTTCACCCTTCTCTTTTTTCCAGGATTCAGTCTGATCGATGTAGTACTCATGTTCAGGGGATCCAAACTTACCAAGATCGTGGTTGAGTGTCACCATCGCGAGTTCTTCATCGGTGAAGTCAATGTTGGCACCATTTTTCTTCCAGGTGTCTTTGATGGAAAAAGCTAGATTGTATACCCTGAAAACATGTTCTACGTATCCCCCCATAAAACAGTTGTGATACGTATCCTTTCCAGAAGCAGGCATGGTTGCTATGCGATTGGCGTACTTGTCATAAAACTGTAAGAGTTTATCCTTTCGGTCACCTGTAAAACTCCGAGGATATCGTCTTAAGAAAATTATCCCAGTTATCACTGACTTCAGTCGGCGGTGAGGTATCTTGACATGACTAAATTATTTGATTGTTCTTGAATGAATCCTGTTCCAGGTCCACTAGACCCTCTATCTGATCGATGCGTTCATTGATGCGTTGAAAAGCTTGAAAAAGGTCGTCGTAAGATCCTCCACGGGAAATGACAACGTTAAGATTTTTAACATCTCCACGGAGCTTGTCGATGTTATTGAGCACTTGGGGCTTTGTCTTCATATTAAGAATTTACGGATTATGGACTTCAGAAAAATATTTAAGTATATAGTTAAAAGTATACTAGACTATATACTTACTATAGTATTACTATATAATATTCTTATACTATACTATAAGACTACTATAAGTGTTACTAGTAGTCCTTACAGGACTAATCTGCTAGTAGGACTTATCGGTGGGGTCGTTTCGCTTCAATTCGGTGTCAGACTTGTCTTCGACAACTCTTCCCCCTCATTTACGCTCACTCCTGTAGCAAAGATACATCCGTAGAGAAATCAATCCAAATATATCTTGTTAAGAAATTGTTAATTAGCTATTTTATATTGTTCTCCAATGGATCTGATAACATGAATAGCAGTATCAACATCGATGTAGAAACCTTCTCTAGCAGGATTAACACGGAAACCATACCCTTGTAGAAATTTATGAACTTCCTGCTCAAGGAAATATCCAGAAGCACACCGGTAGGTAAACACTGGGAACCACTTGGTAATAACACCAGTAGCAGCATTGATCTGAGATACACGTTTATCAACCGATAGAGTAGTATATCCTATCTTCAATATCCCAGGAACGGAACTATTAGCAAGGACATATAACCAATCAGGATCTTTCGTTGATCCAATGATATCATGTAAACTCTTACCATAGTAGGTAACAGTTTCAAATCCCTTCTCATCCGGAGGACTAAGGGTATAACCAATGGCATCAACGTAATCAAGTTGGTGTTCTTCGATCATATGAAGCTTAGAAGCTTCCTCTTCAGTAAAATGTTTAAGTCTCATATAAGCAAATATACTACTCCCCCAGAGTTCCGGAATACCTGACGGAGTATGCCGCACACATATTTATTTTCCTTATATGAATAGATTTGGAAATCGTTAACAATTGGCGTACCTTTATCCTCTAACATACTCCCCGAGAACTATTTATAGGAAACTGGGACATGTTAAGCTTAAAGAACCTACAGAAGGATACGAAGAAGAAGGGAGTCACGGCTCAGACCATACAGCAGGCGATAAGCAATCTGTGGCTGGATCACACGTACATCATCTACAATGCGTATCTGTTCGAGTGGGAGAGTGACTACTTCAGTGTGAGTGAATCGAATATATGCTATGAAGTCGAGATCAAGGTGACGAAGAACGACTTCAAAAAGGACTTTAAGAAAGCAGACAAGCATCTGCTACTAGAGAGTAAGAGTGAACCATTGAAGCTACCTAACAAGTTCTTCTATGCCACTCCCAGGGGTATGCTGCAGACGTACAAGATCCCGGAGTATGCTGGTCTAATAGAAATATCAGAGACGGCTACTGGGATGGAAGCTGAGATCGTGAAGCCTGCTCCGTTCCTTCACCGGGAGGATGTGTTCGAACAGGTGAAGCCTGGACTACTGAATAAATTCTACCACAAGTACCGTAGAACTGAATACGACAACTTCGTCCTGAACCAGGAGATAGAAAGATTAAAAGAACAATTAAAATCTAAGACCGATGACAAATGACATTAGTACGGCTAAAAAGTTTCGAGATGAGTATTTCACCAGACTAGGGCACGAAATGAATAGCTATACGGTCATTTCTCTGATGGTAGAGTACGCAGCTGCCCAGAGTATTGATCCGGGTCAGAAGATCGATACAGAGGTCTTACAACGCCAGGTAGAGACGCTCAGGGAAGAGAAAGATCTGATGCAGACACAGATAACGTCTCTCGAGATCACCACCAGTAGGCTTGAGCGTGAATTAGAGACCAAGGAGGGAGTTATATCCGATCTTACGGAACAAGTACTAGCCTTACAGGGAGAAGCTCAGGAAGAGGCTGCAATGAGTCCACAGGAGGTAGAGAAGCCTAAGGCCCCGAAAAAGAATAATGGAAAATAAATTTGGCGGTTCAAAAGAATAGAGTACATTTGCTTTCTATTAACACAAAAAACAGTTATGAACTTGAAGAAGTTTATCTCAGACAACATCGTAGACCTGGGAGACCAAGAGGAGGCTACCACTACCAAGGTGGCTCCAAATACTCCTCCGGTTCAACAGTCTCCACGAGGTCCTCAAACAACGCAACCGTCCGCCTGGATAGATACAGGATCTCCATCACCATCGGCACCACAATACCAAGACGCCTCTCCGGTAGCCCCTTCAGTCCTGGAAGGTGCAAGGAAACACTTCAAGGACACGCTCAAGGCTTACCACGACAATACCAAGGCTAATGACTACTACACGTTGATCACGGCTAAGAAATCTATGGATGGTGTTATACCAGTAGAGTCTCAGAGGTATTTGGTAGCCTTTACAACTCTACAGGCTGCAGGCTTGACTAAGGATGTGGTACTACAGACCGGTCAACAGTACATAGATGCAGTAGACCAGGAGCTTAATAACTTCAACTCCTCGTTCGAACCCTCCTACAAGGCTCAAGTGGCCGACAAGAAGACCCTGATCGAACAGAAACAAGCTCAGATGATGGAACTCTCCAAGCAGATCCAGGCAATCAACGACGAGATCAAACAGATGAATGATGACGTCATCGCGAGTGAAGGAACCCTCCTTGGAGCGAAGAATGCGTTCGAACGGGCTGGAAAAGAGGCTAAGGACGATATTACCACGGAACTTGGCAAGATCAATCAATACATTCAGTAATGAAATGGTTTATCATCATAGGATGGGTGATCGGATGGCTAGTGGCATACCCCAGGCACAAGAAATATCTCTTGGAAGAATCGACCGGTTATGGTAGGTGGACTCCCATGAAATGGACTAACCTGGAGATGATTAAGTGTTTCGCTACATGTCTGTGGGCATGGTGGATAGTCCTGGGGTATTATTTATTGGTTAAAGTGGGTGAGTTCATAGATGATTGGAAATGGCTTCATAAACGTTCAAAAATATAAAATGGATAGCGTAACAACAACAAACTTCGCACTCCCCAAGTGGGACGCAAAGAAAAAATCAAGTACCTTCATCGGTCTCATATTACTGGCAGCTGTAGGGTTGGTAGTATACACATACGTACTCCCATGGCTATTGGGTATAGTGTGGGGAACGATTGAACTAGTGGCGGGAGGTCTGATATTAGCCTTCGTCCTGGCCATTGTAACCAACAAGAAGTTTTGGAGGGGGATGCACTACCTGACAGAAGGTATCGCCAGGTGTACGTTGGGATTCGTCATCGAGCTCAACCCCTTTGAGATACTACTGGAAAAAGTAGAAGAAGGGGAGAAGGATGCAAACAAGCTAAAGAAGCATGGTGAAGAATTGAAGGCCCAACAGATTGATCTAGCCCAGAAGATTCAAGACAAGAATCAGGAAATGAAGCAGGCTGCGGCTGAGGTCCAAGTATGTCAAAAGACATTAGCGAAGAACCCCAATGACTTCGATGCCCAACTGCAGCTCACAACCAGCAGCACCAATTTCGCCAACGCCAAAGAGTATATAGACCAATTGAATCCATTGTCGAACAGTGTGACCCAGATGGCAGACTTCGCAGACAAAGCGTATCGGAAAGCTATTGTGGAGCTCAAGAATCAGAGGAGCACTATCCAGATGAACAGAGACCGGTTCGCCATCGTTACAAGTGCTAATGCCGCAATGTCCAGTGCAGTGAAGGCATTCTTCGGGAACGACGACATGAACCACGATGCTGACCAGGCACTCGAATCATTGAAGAAGAATCTGGCTAAACAACTGGGTAGCATTAAGTCTAACATCTCTCTCACTACTGAAGCAATGAATCACATCGATGTGAGAGACGCGGCAAAGATGTCTCTTGCGGTGGATGCTGCCAAGCAGTTCGAAATTGATCAGAATATGGATTATAGCCACACCATCGGTAACTCCAACGGGGTGACAGGTCTGGATCAGGGTCAACTGACAATAGGTGCGTCTCCAGTAAACAAGTACGCAGACTTTCTCAACACTAAGAAATAATCCCATCACATATAAAAATCACGTTATGACATTCCAAGAGTTAAAAGACCAGTCCGATAATTTCACCAGATATGAGGTGTTCCCATATGTCCAGATGTCACCGGAGCTTGCCTCAATGATCCTCACACTCAACACAAACAACCGTAAGAAGACCAAGGCTTCGCAAAAGAAGTACGCCAAGCACATGAAGAGTGGTGAGTGGATGCGGTCTGGCTGTACCATCGTCATCTCGAAGAAAGGAGTTCTACAGGACGGACAGCACCGGTTGGAAGCAGTGGTAGAGTCGGGACAAACGGTAGAGATGATTGTTGTGGTAGGCACCGACTACGAGGCGTTCAAGGTTATTGACACGGGAAAGAATAGATCAGTGATCGATTTGATCTCGGTAATGGAACCAGGGCTGGCTGGGTCCGACAGGCGCAATACCTTCCGTATATGTAGATATATCTATAACTACAAGAACGGAGGCATGGGCTTTGGCAACAACAACAAGTTCGACAACAACCTGGAGCTCGGTAATTTCTACGAGAACCTCGAGCTCAGTGACAAGGAATATATAGAAATGTCCTTGGGCAAGGGAGAGTTCTATTCGAAGAGATCCAGCGTGAAGATAGCAGACATCCCCACGTATGCATTCACGTACTACATCCTCTCGCAGATCAATAAGGAGAAAGCAGATGCCTTCTTCGAAGGCCTCTCCAGCGGTGAGAATATATCCAGGGACAACGGAACCGGCGCCATCTTCATGCTTCGTGACGTGCTGCTCAACATTGCCAGTGCTACCAAGAGGCAGCACCATCAGGCACAGTTCAACATCGCATACATCTTCAAGGCATGGAATCATTACATCGATGGTACTAAGCCCAAGCAGTTGTCCATCAAGGGGGCTGATACCTTCCCAATCCCCCGTGGTTCGGAAGTAACAAAAGTGGTAACAATGGAGGTAGAAGCACAACAAACTCCTCAGGAGGTCGTTAATGCTACGATAGAAGCGGTCAAAGGGAACAAGACCAGTAAGACAAAGAGTGCAGCGTATTAACAGTGTAAACATATAAAAACAAACAGTTATGGCAATCAAGAAGGGAGGAAAAGTAATCCTCATTGGCCTCGTAGTAGTCGGGGTCGTATTCGGAGCAAAATATTTACAGAACAGACCAAAGAGCGTAACCCAGGCACAGAGTCTTGGAAAGATCGCCCTTCCCGACGCACCAGAGGCATCTCTGGGCACATCAGCTACCAAATTGGCGCTGCCGGGGTCCGAACAAGCCTTAAATGGAGGCTTAAGGATCGATTTCTACGAAATGGCCTGGGCCGCTCAGACGTCTCTCAACTTCGCCAACGGTGGTGATAGGACTACTAAAGGGTCACTCATCGACCACGCTGGAGTAGATGCGAAGATCATCCGGCAGGATGATGACGGTAAAAGCCAGACAATGATGGCTAAATGGATCAAAGACTACCACGATGGGACTACCAAGGACGGTTTCGTGATCATAGACATGGGTAGCCAGATGGATTCGTATCTAAAGGCGATCAATGACGTGGTGAAGCCCTTAGGCCCCGACTATCAGGCTGTCATCTTCGACGCAGTGGGTAAGAGCTACGGTGAAGACCAGTTGATTGGTGACATCAAGTTCAAGACTGATCCTCAGCAGTTAAAGGGTGCAGTGGTGAGAGGTGTACGCTTGGGTGGTGACCTGGACATCGCGATCAAGTTCGCATCAGACAACGGTGTAGCGGTGAATCAGAATGAGAAGCTGTATGATCCCAACGCTCTCAACCTCTCGTACTCTACAGACTTCCTCTCGGCGGTGACTGACTACAATGGTCATCAGAAGGAGACCAGGAAGATCGTGCGCAACGGTAAGACTGGAGCAGATACGACGGTGGAGTTCGACATGGTGGCTACATGGACACCTGGAGACGTGAATGCTATCGTGGGTGCAGCAGGGGTAACACCTCGTGGTGGAGCGACTATCATTTCGACCAAACAGTATGGTGCGATCATGCCAGCAGTAATGATCACGTGTAAGAAGTTCCTCCAGGAGAACACCAGCAAGATCGAAGACTTCATCGCGGCAGTAGCTCAAGCGTCCGATCAGGTACGGTCGTTTACAGACACCAAGAACTATGCCCTGGGTCTTGATGCAAAGATATGGAACGAACAGGATGGTGCTTACTGGCAGAAGTATTACAACGGGGTTCAGCAGGGTACAGCTCACCTGGGTGGTTCTATGGTCTACAACATGAAGGACTTGAAGAACGAGTTCGGTCTACAGGGTGGAACGGATATTTACAAGGAAGTGTACAACACCTTCAAGGACATCCACAGCAAGCTCTACGGAAAGGAAATGGACGGCTCCCCGGAGTATACCAAGGCAGTAGACAAGAGCTACATGGCTGCAGTGATAGAGAATCATCCTGAGCTATTGGATGGCAAGGCACTGACCACGGACTACTCGGCGCCAATCACCGACAAGGTGGCAAGCAAGAACGAACAGATCAACTTCGCGACAGGCAGTGCAGTCATCAGCCCATCGTCCTATGCTCTGCTCAACACGATCTACAGCAACGCGGTAGCGGCTGATGGGTTGAAAGTGGGGGTATACGGACACACGGACAACACCGGGAATCCCGATGCAAACCTCACTCTCTCCAACGCCAGGGCTGAGTCTGTGAAGGCTTACCTCATCAAGAAGGGTTTGCCTGAGGAAAGGATCGAGTCAAAGGGTTACGGTGATCAGCAACCCATAGCAGACAATGGTACGACTGCAGGCAAGGCGAAGAATCGTAGGGTGGAAATAGCACTTGGTCAATGATCATCCAGGTACAGTTTAGACGGATTGGTTATTCCCACGCATATTATAGGATCACTTACGATGACTCAAAATCTATATGTCAAGCAGTGACGGCAAGTATCATACGTAGTATGAGACCTATTGAAGCAATGTATGGAAATCCGTTTAACATCAAGTTCAAAAACATCATAATAATCAGTTAATGAAAAAGATAATAGTAGGAGTATTGGTCCTCATATGTTCGATAGCAAGGAGTCAAAAGCCGGACACATTATGGGAGGTAATGATACGGAGATATCAACCGATAGAGACCGCTGTCTATCCCAAGGTAGACACGGTTCCGTGGAAGCCTCTCATGGTCATGGTGAAGAAAGAAGATCCTCAGTTCAGGACATATGTCTCACTCAGTGCAGGGACTGATTATACAAGAGATCCGGGATTCAGCCTGGAGGTTGGTAGGTGGGGCATTGCCTCACTTGCCACCTTCGGGGTGGATATCGATCACAACTACAACAAGCACTTCAAGGAACCCAACACGTGGATAGGGCCTAAGGTCTATGCCACGGTCTACCAGAAGGGAGCGTTCTGTTACATGATATACGGATCACCAAAGTGGCAGTTGGGTGGCTCATCTTTTTTACTGGAGTACGGGTTATCGATCTGTTACAATGTCTCAGATGATTGGATAGTGGCGTTCAACAATTACTTCCAGTCGTCTCAGCAGAATAGCTTTAGCCCTGGGATAGGGTTATCAATAGTAAAACTGTTTTGATGTATACCATACAATGGATGTACACTGGTCCTTGGTGGAATAGAAAGTTCTATAAATGTGTGATAGTGGATAGGTCTGGTTGGAGGAATCAGATTGAATTCAGTCAGATAATGTTCGATGAAGCCATTCAGAACATGTTTAGCAGCAGTCCATTTAGTAACACGAGATTAAATTACATGTGGCTATGTAAGCGACAGAAACCAAGGAAGAAGTACAAGACAATGATATTCGTATGAACGACATAAAAAACATATTCACACCCTTCGCTCGTGTCGGAGACAAGACAACGGGGCTGGTGATAGCTGCTTGGGCGGTAGGAATATTACTACTACTAGAGGTCTTTCATAGTCCCATTGTCCCTCCACCGAGTAAAGTGTTTATGGCCTTAGGGGATATGATGCAGACCAGTTCGTTCTGGGAGGACTTCTTGAAGAGTTTAATTACCACGATAGAAGCAATGGTGATCAGTATAGCAATAACCATGGTATTAGTCTACGCCTCATGCATCCCAGCGTTCAGGATATTCGCGGTGTTTGTGTCGAAGTGTAGGTACCTTACCCTCACAGGTCTAGTAGTACTGTTCACGTTCTTCACCAGTGACCTCGGCCAGTTAAAGATGAGCCTATTGATATTCGGCATCGTGCCCTATTTCGTGACGACGTTCCTCGAGGTGGTGGATGACATACCACAACAACAGATAGACAAGGCCTACGTGAATAGGAAGACGTCCTGGGAGACGCTCTATGAGGTAGTGATCGTGGGAAAGATGGATTCCCTCTTCGAGGTGATGAGACAGAACTTTGCCATCTCGTGGATGATGATTACTATGGTCGAAGCCTACGACATGTCTGGTGGTGGGATCGGAACGATAATGATCAAGAGTAATAGGCACCTCGACCTGGCGACGATATTCGCGATGCTGGTGGCGATACTGGGTACAGGGTACCTATTTGACTTCGGCCTGGGGAGATTACGGTTAGTAGTGTTTGACTATCTAAAGAAAAACAAATAAAAACAACAACAGTATGAAACACGAGAAATTTAAGGCATTCCCTTCTCAGGAAGAAGCGGATGAGTTCCTGTCGGGCGGTGAGATCAATGCCAAGAGCATATCATACATCGAGGAAGAAGGGGTTGAGTGTCTGGTGATCGGGTACACCGAGAGCAAGAAGACTCACCACTACAGGATTGAAGTGGAAGCATTACCCAACGTCCTGTTCGAAGGTATGCATAAGACCTTGGAGAAGGTGGAGGAGCTTGCCGAGAAACATGGAGGAGTGATCTGCCAGGACATGTATATCCACGAAACCTCTCTGATCATCCTATTCTTAGTGGCTGCAGAACATCCATAAAACAATTATCATGGCACCGGATAAGGAAGAAGTGCTTTACAAGCCATCACTAGGCATATTCGTGGCTGCTCTGTATGCCATGGGTATAACGACGATTCCGTGGATGTTACTATACGTGGAGGATATCACCAAGACCCTCCATTACAGTCATCTGTGGATATGGATAATTGGAGGAATCAATGAGGTCCTGATATTCATACTGTTCATGAATGTCTGTAAATATAAAGTCAAAGACATGAAATACCAGTTGGGAAAGACCTTATTACAGGTCAAAGACGTGGGTATCAAGCTTGGGGGGAGGCAAATCCTCAGGAATATCAACCTCGAGGTGAAGGATATCCTCCGTCCCAACATGATCCAGGGACAGATAATAGCTCTACTAGGCAGGTCCGGAGTGGGTAAAACTACCCTCTTCGGCCTCCTGGCAGGCCTTAACAAGCCTGATACTGGAACTATTCACATCTACGACCACGATACCAACAGGGCGATGGATCTAGATCAGATGATACCGACCAGGGCCGGGGAGATGGGGGTAGTCTACCAGAACTATTATATGTTTGGATGGAGAAAAATTCGTACCTTGCTATCGACAGCAGTGTCCAAGAACACTCTAGTAAAGGCCTCTGATAAGAAAGAATTGATGATGCAGACTGTGGCAGACCTGGATCTCACGGATCACCTGGATAAGTACCCGGACATGCTATCAGGAGGTCAGCAGCAGAGAGCGGCGATAGCCGAGCAGGTACTCAGCGGGAGTGACTTCCTACTGATGGACGAGCCCTTCAGTGGCCTGGACTACCTTACCATAGACAAGGTGATGAACATCCTGGTCAAGGTGGGTAACACAGACGAGAACAGGACATTGATCATCGTGTCCCATGACATAGCCAATACGATAGCAATATCGGATCACGTCTACATCATGGCTCGAGAGAACGGACTGGAGGGTGCGACAATAACCCATGAGATAAATCTAATAGAACGAGGACTAGCCTGGACCGGTGATGTGAAGGATCATCCGGAGTTCCTCAACACGCTCAAAGAGATAAAATCATTATTATGAAACAAAATGGAGTTACTCACCTACGTCGTATTGATCGGCTTGATAGTGATAGATGGGTGTCAGCAGAAGGCAACCAACCAGAGACTAGACAAGATCGAACAAAGACAGGATAGAGATAGTATAGAGTGGAAGAAGGGACATCCGGTGTTGGATGACACCAGCAGTCATGTTGGGGACATAAAGTATCATGACTCGGTAGATACGCATGGAGAGAGGCTCAACAGGGATACCACTGGAACATGGGGTTGGGCAAACGTAGCAAGCGTGAAATACGACAACCTGGACAACAAGGTAGAGAAGAAGACCGGGTACTACAAGCACCAGCGTATTACGATATGCACCCCAAGTACATCAGTCAGATCAGGATAGGAGACGCCACGTACATCGTTCACAGACGTCATCATCACACGTGGTTGACCAGGGTAAGGTCCGGAAGGTGGTAGGGATGATCGGAACAAATGATTAATGATTATTAATATCACAAATATATATCATGCCAAATCTAAGGGGCATCACCCCCATCACCGAAGCAAACAAGACAGAGTGGATCAACTGGCTGGGGCAGGCCCTGGATTCAATAGAACAAGCAGATTACGATGATTACTCATTTAATCGTATCTTTGGCACCAGTCAAGATGATATCGATGAGGTCAAGGGGGCCTTGGGTGCAATGTTCCTTACACTGCAACAATTTAATATCACGCCTAAAACATCATCATTATGAGACTGTTATCACTAATCTTAATCGTATTTATGGTAAGTTGTCAGACGCAACCAGTACAGTACGTATCACCGGCGCCCGGTCAAGTTGCGCCAGCAGTTGTTCAACAACAAGCAGACCCATATCAGGTCTATGACAATGGTTCTGGTGGTCGAGTGGTGTATTACACCGATCCATACTACCACACCTCTTACTGGCTGGACTACGCTCTGTTCATGAGCATGTGGGGCAGTCCAAATAGATATACGATGTTAGGGAATTATTACACAGGGCACCGGTCATATATCATCTCCCACAACAGTTATTACAGCAGGACGTATACCCATAGGTACAGTTCCCCGGGATACAACAGATCGTCTCCAGCGTACAGTAGACCATCCAGTCCAGCGTATTCAAGACCAAGTAGTCCTGCCTACAGCAGGCCAAGTTCCCCGGCATATTCGAGACCTTCGTCACCAGCCTACTCCAGGCCCTCCTCTCCCGCCCCGTACAGACCATCATCACCATCACGTAGACATTAATACCAGTTATCATGTACATAGCAAACAAGACATTCACCAGCAAGCACGGTCACAACTATACCAAAGACCAGCGTATTACCAATGCCCGGTACCTCTTCCTGGCACTTGAGGACAAGGCTAACTTCGACTACTATCCTCATGGATCGTTCAGACACGAAGAAGAAGAGAATCCAAACTTCACCCTGCAACCTCATGAGTACTACTACGAGAGCGACACTCCGGGGTTCCTGGTAGGGGCTGTTGCCGCAGAGGAGTTGATGAACACTTCTCCAGCAATCGTCGTAGACGAAGCTCCAACAGTAGACCCTCTCCCGATAGATCAACCCTTCGGTGGTGGCGACGGTGGAGGAGGTGGAGCGACGGACAGTTGGGCGCCTGATCCTACACCAGATCCTGATCCAGTCTCTTATGACTCTACGCCAGACACGTCCTACGATTCGAGTCCATCATCAGACAATAACTAATGACAATGAGATATCTCTTATGGCAATGATCACTGTAGCGGGGGTACTAGTCAGCTGTTGTTATCAGATCACCCGGAAGTAGAGCCATAAAGTCTGATCACGACAAAGTTCGAGTTACAAGAACTTAATCCTGGGATATCATTCAAGGTGAATAACAAGGACATGCTGCTCACCAGGAGCAATGACACGCTCATGTTATCGTGGAAGGATTCGGTGAAGAGAGCGTTCCCTCGAGGGCCTAACTGGGACAAGAGTCTGAAGGTGATAGACTCCAACCTAGAGGGTGGGTGGATGACGTTCAAACTCATCTGGGTGAGTGATAGTGTGGGACCCAAGCACAGGAAGAAGCCGACACACAAGAAGGTATCAGACGTTGAATTCGAACATAATATACAGATAGATGGCATCATTGGAGAACCAACATGGTCGTTTTCAGCGCCACTGATGATGGAACTTATGGGACTTCACAACCCGTAACGCTCAATGAACTGGTGTTAGATGAGCTGGCAATGGAGCAACATTTGTTTCACGAAACATATGGAGAAGATCTGACATTCTCATTTAGCATAAGTGAGGACAGTAGTATCAATATATATCACCACGGAGCGATGATCGGAGAGACAAGGAACTATGGATTCACCGTGGAAAGTGTTGGATAAAGAGCGGGTGAATGAAATAATAACAAAAGTTCACCTGGCATTCGTAAGAAATCACTGTGATTCGATATAAAAACGATCCATTTATGAAGTTCCCGTGGAAAAACATAGCAATTCTAGTACTGTACATCCTATTTATCATCGTCCTTCTAGTGGTATTTCACAAGGAAAACATCCTCTGGATAGGATTTGCATGGCTACTGGCCCTCGCATTTAGTAAAAATCTATTAAAAAATAACGAAAAAACTATGGAAACAGCAGAAAAAGTATGGGTTCCGGTGTCAGTAACCGAGCGTTTACCCAAATTGGTAGAGGATCATGACACAAAAAGCAAGGTTGTAGTCATACTAATAGAGGAAATTATCCCTGAAGGCGGGGAATATTACGGCGATAAGCGTTGTGATCTGGTCATAGACGTACCAAATCTAGCGTTTTATAGGGAAAGATTGGGTTGGTGTTGGTCATTTGGCGACCAAATCGTACCTTCGGTACAGGAAAGAATCAAGTTTTGGCTAGAAGAGAAGCATAATTCATGTGGTTGTAACAGGTAAAAACAAGGAAAGATGACTCAGGCCGAACAAGAGTTCCAAGAATGGTATGATCAGCTATGTTTTTTGATGAGAGACTACCAAGACGAAGATCCGGACTATCATGAATCCCACAGACTATGGTTATTAGGCTACTCTCCGGAGGATGCCGACAACGAACTGAGGGGAGAAGACGATCTGGATGGATTTGAAGAATACTAAAACCAACAAGTTATGTCAGATAAGAGATCAGTACACACAGATGCCTTGGATACACTGGGCACGATCATTGAGAATGGTGAGAGAGACGCCATTCACCTGGCTGTAGAGCCTGTAGTAGCGGGATGTGACCTAGCAGTAGGACACGACGTGGGGATTGGAGAAGATGGTAAGGCTTACCATAAGGATTGGGATAGAAATATCAAATTGGTAGGGATTGTAGACCCCTTCCTAAAGAGAAAGGTAAAGGCGGGGAGAACGATTCTGGCTAGTGGTCTACCCAAGACAGATCACTTCACTGCGTCATGTATGGAGCCATCCAGACTTCCCAGAGGCCAATGTAGAACCACAGCTGAGCGCGGAGGAAAAGAAGAAGGAATCCGAGCTATGGCTCAGGGATTACTGTGAGAACTTCGACGGTGCCCCAACCTATTACAACATCCTGGCGGCAGTTGAAGACGGGTACGGGATACGGGATGACTATTTCCACTTCAGTGGGCAGGATGCTAGTGGTATGATACCTGATGAGTTCTGGGATCATATTGAGAACATCGTCGGGATACCGATGGTAGACAGGCCTACACGCTTTTCTTGTTCATGCTAAAACCAACCACTAATGTCAGTACCACAGTTCACCGTTACTCAGTTAGAAGAACAGTTCCTCGATATGTATAAGCATACCACAGAAGAGACCAGGGTAGATGAGTTCTACAAGAAGTGTATGAAGTTGTTCGATGATGCCTACAGACAAGGGCACAGAACAGGATATCAGAAGGGAGCGGATAAGTGGTTCGAACAGTACATCGATCACCTGGAAAAGGAGAACAAAGAATTAGAAAAGAAAATAAAACGAGCGATATGAATACAAAATTAAGAAACGCCCTGGCCACCGTAGTGCGGGCCCTGGAGAATGATACGGTTGAATACAACTGGAGAAATCAAGGACAATGCAACTGTGGTTTGGTGATTCAGGCTCTCACAGATAAGGGTCGGAAAGATGTACAAGAGATGTTCAGTGATGGTGTAGAACAAGCAGATAAATACACCAACCAGGAGTTCGATACCACCTGGAAGAACCTGGCGAAGGCGTCCTGTTCAGTGACAGGTAAACCACTCACAGAAGTCTTCCAGCAGTTACACGATCTGGGAATGAACGTAGAAGATATGGTTCACCTGGAATACCTTGACAACCCAGCGATCTACAAGGAATCGGGGATCCAGTTAGAACGTCCAAAAGTAACAACAAATTTCTGGGGAAAACAGAAAGTACAAAGAGACAGGTGGTATGACAATAAGAACAACCTCATCAAGTACCTCAAGGCCTGGATCAGGATCATCGACAATGATATCGACAGAACCAAGTTCAGTAAGGATCAACTAGCGGAGGTAGACATCCTCATAGCCAAGGCACTGGCAACACCTGTAGAATGATCCCACCACCACTCATATGGCTTACCTTAGCAGTCAGTACCTGGGGACTGTATCTATGCTTTAAATACATAAAAGAAGAGTTATGACATTCATATTTTGGGGAGAAGGTTGGCATGGGGTGAGAGGAATCAGTGGATGGACATCCAAGAATTATCCTACTGGTACCCGCCGCTCATGGGATACAATAACACATCAGTATAGGGTTAAGAAAGAGAAATTGGGAGAAACAGAAATATTGTTCACCAAGGTGATCCCTCCCGATTCATGTGTGATCATAGACGATGATGGTAATTTATTCGATGACCTCCAATACCTAGACAAATGACATTTATACACTTTGGTAACAACGTAACATTTGAGTTATGGAGTTTGATCAGATTGGGATATACCAATGCGGGGGACATATCGTGGAACAGTGCTACCAGGACACTGACTATCTATAGGATGAACATTAATGGTGAATCAGATAAATCGTATATCCTGAAGAAGGTAATCCCGGTAAATGCCACAGTGATCCTAAACAACGATAATACCTTTTACCAAGACCTAAAATACTTAGACAAATGATATTCGGGCAATGGATAGGGAAGACAGAGTCAATGAGAATGATATTACACATGGGAACTAATGATACATACCATGTGAAGTATACTAATAATGGTGCACCTCCAACCACAGATAGGATGATATGCTTCGGACCAAGCAAACAAACTGATAATACTGGTAGACACGTACGGACAGGTGACTGGGTCATTGTAAATGACGACGGTACCCTGTTCAGAGAGTTAGACTATTTACCAATGATCACAAGGAAATAAAAGAGTTATGACATTCTTTCAATGGCAAGGAAGCAACGGAGCAGGGTTAATAGCTCAGATGGAGTTTATTGGATTTATACGTAAAGTCAATGGTAAATTTATATGCTCATATTGGACGAACGGAAAAACAGGTACTACAGACAGATACATAAAGTTACATAGTGGTAGAAGAGTACATGTCAGACCAGGTGACTACGTTATATTCGAAGGAAGCAAACTGTACCGGGATCTAGACTATCTACCAGATTACACCGGGACCCTCCAGTTAGAGATAGAATAAAAACATCGATCATGACATTCATGCAATGGACAGCAAACGATGGAGGTGACGGAGTAAAAACAGTAGTGGCAAGCGCAGGTGGACCCACTCTTAGTAATTCACATTATACCTCCCCTAGCTCCATAAGAAGGACCATGGACAGACTTGTCACTATATCAAATGATAAGCCACGTAGGTATGTAGCAGTAGGCGCCTGGATCATATGGGACAATACCACTGATAAGTTCTTCAACGATCTAGAATATTTACCCGAGTGGAAAGAACCTAGTTAATAGTGACTGATATTTATTACTGTAAACGGTCATAGGCTATACACGTTATACGTGTACCGGAACAGACCATTAGCTCATTAACCAACCCTTAACAAGGTAATCATCACAGTAAACTTATGGCAGCACAAGTAACACCTCCAGCACCAATCGCCCACGTACCTTCAGAAATGCAGGTAGCAGTAACTTATCTCAGCCTTTACCAAGGTCTGTACAATGTACCAGATCTATCCAATGCAGGTCTCTGCAGATTACTGATGGGCTTCAGGAACTACCTGGACACCCTACCATCAAGTAGTCTTACCTTTAGTGGCTCACTGGCTACCTTGATCAGTAAAGGATTCGTCTAATTGGTCAGAACAGTACTCGTTCACCTAGACCGCATATAAGACGTTTTAAGGACCTAAGGGTCCAAGACGATAGAAAGTACCAAAAGTTATAGATAAGCGCCATACAAGGCTGTATTCAACTCACAGACCCATTGGAGACTAAGAAGTCCCTCACTCTACACCAAAGGTGTATAAGTGGGGGATTTTTATTTAGACTAAGTCCTGGAAAGGGTGTAAATTTGGAAAAATTAATTTAAACAGTTATGTTAAATTCGAGAGAAAAACTCATGGTAGAAATCAGGGATAAAAACACATGGGGGGTGTATACCATAGACGAAGACCAAGGTGTGGTAGTAGAATGGTATGCATCGAGTTTACCATTCGGGACAAGTGTACAAGCGAAGCCTTACTTCAATGGAGAGCGCACAGTGCATATGACCAGAGCGTTTGGCAGGAGTGGGGGTACTGCATGGGTACGGTCATAGCGCAATCCTGGTGCCTGGTATCAGTATATAAAGATATAAATATATATTAGCTTAGGTGGTTTAGTGGTGGATACCCGTTTACGGGTCTGACCCACCTACATCATACGCCATACGTATGAGTCCCGATAATGCGGCTTTAGTAGACCGCACTCACCTTGAGGTCATAATGTGGATAACTTGTGGATAACCTGACCATAAAAAATTTGGAGGGTAAAAAAACTCGGCGTATCTTTGTAGGGCAATAGGGGATAAGCCCACCGTACTAACGGGAATGGGTAAGTGTCCAAGGTATGTCCTATACCGTTACTATCTGTTATTTACTATGCCCGCTACGGGTACAGGTAGGGTATGTTCCACGTGGAACGTAGTGTGGAACGGTCTGTAAATGAGGTAAATAGGTGTATATGTAACCGTTTGGTTACGTATTTTGAGGGGTTGATGGGTCTAAGGGTCA